ACTTTATTGATAATGCTCCTGATTCCGTTTCACGGGCTAAATTCTCTGCTGCTAGTGAGCGTAGTATTGGCGTGGGCTCTCTCGGCTATCATGCTTACTTACAGCGCAATGGTATACCTTTTGAGTCGGCCCTCGCAGTAAGTAAAAACAAACAAATGTTTAAACATATTCGTAAAGAATTAGATAATGCAAATCTCGAATTGGGAAAAGAAAGAGGCGAGGCTCCTGATGCTACAGGTACAGGTAAGCGTTTTAGCCATATGCTTGCTATTGCTCCTAATGCTTCAAGTTCCATTATTATGGGCAATACTAGTCCTTCCATTGAACCTTATCGTGCTAATGCTTATAGACAAGACACTCTTTCGGGTGCTTTTCTAAACAAGAATAAGTGGTTAGACAAAATTATTACGGAGAAATGTAATGCCGATTCTAAGTTGGACTATAAAGAAATCTGGTCAAATATCATCGCAAATGATGGCAGCGTTCAACATCTTGAATTCCTGTCAGACTGGGAACGTGATGTATTTAAGACCTCTATGGAAATTGACCAAAGATGGATCGTACAGCATGCCGCTGATCGCCAATCCTATATTGATCAAGCGCAAAGTGTCAATCTCTTTTTTAGACCAGATTCAAACGTCAAATATATTCACGCAGTACACTTTATGGCATGGAAGCAAGGACTCAAAACGCTTTACTACTGCCGCAGCGAGAAGATTTCGAAAGCTGATAAAGTCTCTAAGCGAATTGAAAGAAAAGTTATAGAGGAATTAGATATGAAAACTTTGATCCGTAATGAATCTTGCTTGGCTTGCGAATAATGCTTGAAACCATTTCAGAAATATTTAAAGAGGCCTATCAAAGAGGTTGGATTACCGCTCGTGATGGAAACGCTAGTATAAGATATAAAGAACAGAATTTTTTTATGATAACACCAAGTGGTGTCCGTAAACAAACTCTGCAACCCGAAATGTTTAAAAAAATAGGATTATATGATTTTGGCTGGGAAGAATTAAAATACACAAACATTAGTTCAAACTTAAATCCAAGCGGCGAATTGCCCATGCATTTTGGATTACAAAAAAACATTGATACAGATGTAAGAGTGGTTCTACATTTACATCCCACATATACAATCGCTGCAATGTATCGGGGCATAAGTTTACCATCCCTTGTTTTTGAATTTCCCGAATTGAAAAGATATACAAGAGTTGGCCCAAGTGTTCCTTTAATTCCACCCGTTACAGAAGAATTAGGAAAAGCTTGTGTTTCAAATTTTAGTTTAAATGAAGAAGGGTATATTTTTCATGACATCATTGGAATGATAAATCATGGTGTAATTTCTGTAGACACAAGTCCGTGGAGAGCATTCGAACACATTGAACGCCTTGAGCATATTTGCAAAATAATTTTAATTGGAAAAAATAAATGAGAATGGTATTGTGAATAGGTTAACTAGTTACAAAAATAAAAAACAAATAAAGGATTTCATTAATGATTAAAAAGCAACACACAAGTCTTACACAAGAACGACAATATTATAAACCCTTCAATTATCCATGGGCCTATGATGCTTGGTTAAAACACGAACAAAGTCATTGGCTCCACACTGAAGTGCCAATGCTTGAAGATGTAAAAGATTGGAAGAATAAACTATCAGACCATGAGAGGAAAATCCTCACCAATATTTTCCGTTTCTTCACACAAGGTGATATTGACGTTGCTGGTGGTTATGTTAAAAATTATTTGCCATATTTTCCACAACCAGAAATTCGTATGATGTTAGCTGGTTTTGCAGCGAGAGAAGCCTTACATATTGCTGCCTATTCCCATCTCATTGAATCTCTTGGAATGCCAGAAACTACATACAATGAGTTTTTGCAATATTCTGAGATGAAAGAGAAACATGATTACCTTTTAGATCTCAGCTCGAAAAACGGCACTAAAGAATCTACCGCCACACACATTGCTGCGTTTTCAGCGTTTACGGAAGGCATGCAGCTCTTTAGTTCTTTTATTATGCTTCTTAATTTTCCTCGTCACGGCCTAATGAAAGGCATGGGACAAATTGTTACATGGTCAATTGTAGATGAAACTCAACATGCTGAAGCTATGATTAAATTGTTTCGTACCTATATAGAAGAAAATAAAGAAATTTGGAATAACGATCTTAAATCTAAAATTTATACCATTGCAACTAAGATGGTTGATTTGGAAGATAAGTTTATTGACTTGGCATTTGGCGTGGTACCTTTGGCTAACTTGGACGCTAGTGACGTTAAACAGTATATCCGCTATATTGCTGATCGTCGTCTTATCAGCCTGGGTCTTAAAGGAATCATGAAAGTCAAAAAGAATCCTCTACCATGGGTTGAAGAAATGATTAATGCTCCAACACATACCAATTTTTTTGAAAATCGTGCTACAGATTATGCCAAAGGTGCTCTGAGTGGTAATTGGAATGAGGTGTGGGCTAAGGCTGCATAATGCCTACACTTAAACACACTTGTAATAACTGTGATTCGGTGTTTTCAATACATTATGAAGAAGAGTTTTGCGAAGATTCACCACACTATTGTCCATTTTGTGGAGACTATATAATCCAAGATGATTATATAGATGAAGAGGATGACTAATCTGTTTTGTTTACGAAAATACTAAAACTGATGAACAAAAAAAAGAAACAATCAGAAAAAATGAAAACGAAAAAACAAACTCCTGAATCCAACGAAAAAAGAAGATTGGCTCTTTTGAGTAAGAAGCGTGGGCCATATAAAAATAAATATAATGAATTGGTTGTTTAATGGAGAAGAATTTAATGTAGTGACAGAAGATTATTTTGGGTTTATATATTGTATTACCAATCTACAAGATGGCAAACAGTACATTGGTAAGAAGTTTTTCAGTAAGGCTGGTTATAAGACCGTAAAAGGTAAACGCAAGAAAATTCGAAAACCCTCAGATTGGTTAACCTACTGGGGGTCTAACAAAACTCTCCTTGAAGATGTGCAAAGATTTGGTGAACAACATTTTCGCCGAGAGATTTTGCATTTATGTATTACCAGATCCGATTGTGCTTATTTAGAATTAAGAGAACAAATAGACCGGCGTGTATTAGAATCTGATAGGTATTATAACGATTGGATTATAGTAAAAGTTCGTAAAGACCATATAAAATTTCATAAGGTGAAATAATCTATGTTGCAGTGCGTCATGAAAAGCATATATAGTTCTATGGTGCCTTAATTAAATCGTCTAAAGGAGATTAACATGTTTGATGTTTTCATTGATACAGTTCAGGGTTATAAAAAACAATTTGTGTCCACTTTTGTTACTGAAAAGTCCACTCGTGATGCACTGACAAAATGGCTTGATTCCGAAACTGATTTTGTCAAGCAATCATTCAAAACAGCTGAAGTCTTAAGTAAAGAAACATATGGTAATTTTAACAAGATGGGATTTAAAACCAACTAATTTGATTGGGGTTTTCTAAAGCATACATAAGAGTATGCAAAAACGAATTAAAAAACCACAAAAATCCCAAGCCTTTATTGACACCGAGGTTAAATGCACGTCTTTCATGCCTGTAAATCGTAATGGTTGGTGGATTAAGTTTTCTATCAATAAAAATAGTAACATCTTATTATTGTTTACTTCGGCATTTACAGGCCAAACTGTTATAAGATTTTTTAACCTTGAAGATGAAGCCGTGAAGTTTGTTAATTTCATTACCAGATGTGATCCCACCGAAGAATTAGTCTTCCAATAAATTGCCTCATATACTTTTTAATATATGTTAAACTAAAGCATGTTTATCGAAGGCAGACTTACCAACTTACAAAAAAAGGCAATACATTACTTTGCCGATAAACTCTTTTCTTACCAACTTAAACGCAATCTAAGTGTTCGTGTTATCATACGGCGAAAATCAATGGAATTCTATGGTCTTATTGAAGTTGTTTCGTATAACACCAGTGGTCGTGCTCGTGAGTTTAATATTGAAATTAACGGGACTATAAGCTCTGAAGACAAGATAAAAACACTGGCACACGAAATGGTCCACGTTAAACAATATGCCTATGATGAGTTAAATGGTGAGATGACTATGTGGCGTGGTAAAAAAGTGAATGCCGAGAAAATACCATATGCACAACAACCATGGGAAATAGAAGCCTGGACAAAAGGTGATAGGCTTTATAGGAGTTTTATGAATGGGTATGTTTGATTATGTGCGCTACAAAGGCCACGAATACCAAACTAAAGATACACCAGCACAATTATTGGATCATTATGAAATCCGTGAAGATGATACACTATGGCATACCGCTTATGATACCGAATGGATTGAAGATGAAACCTATTTTTTAAAAGCTTATCTTCGGCAATTTAATGAACGTGAAGAATTTTGTGGTGATTTTATTGGTGAGATTAGGTTTTATCGTAACCTAGATAAAAAATATAAAATTTGGGAAGAATATTCGGCCTATTTTGTGAAAGGCCAAATGCGTGAAATACATAAAATAAGTGGAGAATAACATGACAACTTCAAATACGATTGGTACTTTTGATCCAATAACCTTAGACACACTCACTATCACAGGATTAAATCAGATTCAACCATTAACAACATATCCATTTCAAGGATTTCCTGTAGATGTAGATACTTTTCAAGGAGAAATGGTAGTGTCTGAAATGACTATACCAGACACTGATGCCATGATTACAGGTATGTCAGCAGCAGGCTTTAGAGAAGAAATAAAGAAAAAGTTATTATATTTGCTTGCTGAACAACTAATGAAAAATAAATTAGTTGAGTTTACGAGTCAACAATTTGCACATTCAAAAGAAACAAAATTTCGTGCCAGAATTTATGCTGTACCTGATCAGAAAGTAACAATGATTCGTAAAAATATGCCATGAAATATACCTTAATCAAATATAGAGATGCTGGGTTACACACCTATACTTGGTTTTGGATTGATGAAAAAGACCGAACGGTGAGCCCTTATTTTGATACTGAAGAAGATGCGAAAAAATGGGCAAATATTACGAAATTATTTAAGCATTCGTAATTTCTAAGTAAATGATTATGTAACCCTTTTTGAGAGGTCTTATGAAAAAACTTTTAACAATTCTATTTTTCTCTTTATTTTCTCTTGGTGCCAATGCAGCCGACATTACAGGTGCAGGTGCCACATTTCCTTATCCAATCTATGCCAAATGGGCTGAATCATATCACAAAGCCACTGGTGTTGGATTAAACTATCAATCAATCGGTAGTTCTGGTGGTATAAGACAAATCAATTTAAAAACTGTAACATTTGGTGCGACCGATGCACCAGTGAAAGGTGAGGACCTAGATAAAAATGGTCAAGTCCAATTTCCTGCTATCATTGGTGGTACTGTACCTGTGGTTAATTTAGATGGATTCAAGCCCGGTGAACTTCGTATTACAGGACCTGTTTTAGCCGATATTTACATGGGCAATATAACAAAGTGGAATGATGAAAAACTTAGCAAACTTAATCCTGGAAAAAAGTTACCTGATGCTCAAATTACTGTTGTTCATAGGGCTGATGGTTCTGGCACTACTTTTAATTTTACCGATTATCTTAGTGAAATTAGCGGTGAGTGGAAGACTAGAGTAGGTAAAGGTGCAGCAGTTAAATGGATACCACAAACAGCAGTAGGCGGCAAAGGTAACGAAGGTGTTGCAGCGAATGTTGGTCGTATCAAAGGATCAATTGGTTATGTAGAATATGCCTATGTTAAAAAGAACAATATGAATTTTCTACAACTTCAAAACAAATCAGGTGCCTTTGTAAGCCCCGATGATACAACATTTGCTGCAGCTGCGGCAGGTGCAGATTGGTTCTCGGTACCAGGTATGGGACTGAGTATTGTAAATCAGGGTGGCAAAGATACCTGGCCTATTTCAACGGCATCTTTTATCATCATGTACAAAGATCCTGCTGATAAAAAGGCCTCAGCTGAAGTGATTAAGTTTTTTGATTGGTCATTTAGAAACGGTAAGAAGATGAGTGAAGATTTAGATTATGTTCACCTTCCTGAAACGTTACAAAATGCCATACGAACTAAAGTATGGTCACAAATTAAATGAATGAAAACGATTTAGTTTATCGCCTTTTGAAGAGAGCCGAGATACGCCGGCAGATACCTACCAGGAAATCAGTGCAAAACAATGAAGCTGACCGTATTGCGGATCTACTTGAAGAGGCCGCTGCAGAGATTTCACGTTTAAGGTTTTATGAAAAAGAATACAACGGGAGAAAATAATGGCAAGGAAAAAGAAAGAAACCAAAATGACCATGGAAATGCCAGGTACTTTAGGTCATCCAAAAGTTATATTACCTGAGCGAGAAGAAGTTTGGCCTAAAGTTACCAAAGGGAGATATTCCACCCGTACTGAATACAAAGATGGTACGGTAGATTTTAATACCGATTGGAAGGCCCTTGGTGCTCATGTAAAAGAAGTGTTTAAAAATATGGACAAGTAGTGCCCAATGTATGGCGAGAAAAAACGTGCCCTCAGTGCCAAAAGAAACATCGGCGCCGAGGGCCATTTTGTTGCCAAGGATGCCATAATCGTTTTCGCCCACCGTCGGATGTTCAGCGAGAGAATATGCGAAAGGTGGCTACAGAATACAATAAAACACCAGAAGCCATAGCACACCACAAACTATTTGGTATTGATTCTGAAGACTTTGCCATTGGAATACCAACGATATATGACATGCCCGATGGTTATGAAAAATCCGAGGACTGGTAACCACTACACTCAAACACAGGAAATTCTCATTTCCTGCGAACTCCTACACTTCCGATATAGTGTGTTGTATTTTCGCAACAGCCCTTGACAATGACCAGATTTCATGTATAATGGCAATATAGTGATAACCTATTTGTTGAAAAGGTGTAATATGATAAGTGACCGTGAAGTTTTTTTTGGTATTGTAATAATTTTTTGTTTAACCCTCGTGTTATTGGCCGTGGGTATTATTTGATATTATCATATTAAGGACATGATTATGATTCCAGCAACCACTCTACGAAGTCTCGATCTCTACGTTAAAGAAGGTATCACGCCAGGAGGTTTTCTCTACGCCGTGCTAACTAATGATCTGTTCGGTGCTATTGGTAAGGCTGACTCAACCAATGGTGCAGCAATTCGAGACATTTGTCTTTACATATATAACGAACTGCCCGGCGACTGCTGGGGTAGCCGTGACATAGTCAACCAGTACTTGACCAAGAAGATGTTGGCTCTTGATTCTGTTGCATAATCACAACGAAAGACCCGTCATTTGACTCGGGTATCATTTGGTGCTATAATAGAAACATAGTAAGGAGCATGAAATGGGAACACGTTCACTGACTTTCGTCTATGATGAGAGCGGCGAAGCAATCATCAATCTCTATCGCCAGTACGATGGCTACCCTTCAGGACATGGGCAAGAGCTTGCTCAGTTCTTCGCAGGCAAGCGAATTGTCAATGGGTTGAGTGGTGATACTTCTATGGTATTCAACGGCATGGGCTGTTTGGCAGCCAGTGTTGTAGCACATTTCAAAAATGCCGCAGGTGGGTTTTATCTACATCCTGTGTCTGCTATGAACTGCGCGGACTACGAGTATCACGTCTACGAAGATCGAATCGTTATTAAGGACTATAACGGCAATGAGGTTTTCGCGGGAAGCTGGGAAAACTTCAGCAAGTTTTGCGGAGCAGAGAAGCTGGCACTTGATTCTGTTGTATAATCACAACGAAAGACCCGTGATTTGACTCGGGTATCAATTGGTGTTATCATATGGGTATGGTGACAGACAATGAGCAGATGATGGCCAAGCAGAAACAACGATTGACCCCGAAACAAAAGGCAGCAGTAGCACTCTATGAGTACTGCCTTCGCCAAGAGGATAGATACCTTGGCAGCGTGTTCGTCAACCCCGTGGGGCAACGACAGGTAGAGGCACGCACCAGGGAGGCCTATGAGGCTGCTCGACGCCTTGGTGTCAGCCACCTTTGCTAATCTACAACAGATAACCCTT